AAGATTCTGTCTCTGGATTGCTGCAAGCAAACGTGCTGTGCTTCCGGTCTGTCCTCTCTCTGCTGCAAGAGTAAGCTGGTTCTGCCAGTTTGTTGTAAGTGCCTGGAACTGTGGCACACCCTGGTCAATAGTCTGTCCTAATTGTGCGGCATAGTAACCACTAAAGCGGTCAAGCCATGCCTCACTGCTTGCTATATCTGCATTCTGTTGCATGATGGCAAGCTGTGTGTTCTTATATTCGCCCTCAAGCTGGGTCAATTTATCAAGGCTTGATAAGTAGCTCTGTTTTAAGTCAAGCTCATACTGCTTCTGCTGTAGTTTCAAGGCCTTCTTTGATGCACTTGCACTGGCACTTGCCGCAGCTCCACCCGCCACCATGCTCATGCCCTGCATTACAAGGCCTGCTATAGCAAGAATTGGTACTGCCATATCATACCTCCATTAGTTCAAATCTTGTACCTACGCTAAGCACGTTGAACGGCACCGGCTCCTTATGCCCTATGTATACACTGCCCCGCTTGGTGTTCTTGCCCATTGTGTCCACGCTTAGGTCATCACTCACAAGCTCCACGCCATCGCCATACTTGTATACACCATATCTTCTCGTAAGTATCTGCACCGGTGCGGCATCATCCACGGCTATCTCTCCGCCAAAGGAGGCATAAAGCCGCACTGTCACCCTGCTTATCTTCTTCACCTTGCCTATGCTGGTGCCGTTGGCCGGAAGCTCCGGCGGGAACAGGCGCACACTGCACTCAATAGGAAGGCCTATGCTGCCCTCTTTCACTGCCTTGCTGTACTTCGCATAGACATGCCCGCTGTCCTCCTCGGCTGTCACCATCGGCATGATTGCTCCATCTGCAAAAGCGGAAACGTCATAGCCATCCAGGGCGGCGTTCACCTCAATATCAGTGTCTGCTGCACCCAGGGAGAATTGTGTGGAACAGTCCGTAAATACACCGGCTGTGGTATCAGAAGCCAGCACGTCAAGGTACTCGAAATGATATTTGCTGTCCATCAGCACCTCAAGGAACAGTCTGGAATGGCTCTCGCCTGCCACAGCAAGTGAAGTGTACTTCCCGGCCTTCCTCGGATGGCTTGCCCAGCCTGTGGCCAGCGAACAGGAAAGGAGCTGCCCTGTCTTGGTCACAACCCAGATTATCAGCTCCGGGTCAAGCATTATGTCAAAGTCCGCAATTCCATCCTTGAAAAGGTGGGTTGCGTTCCTGGTTATCTCCAAAGCGGAATAGTTCTGTAAGTTGTCATCCCACACCATTAAATAAAGCTGCTTCTCGTTCACGCCCAGGAAAAGGATGTAGTTTTTATAGGCCTTTGCCTGGATTGGTGCGCTTCCGGTGTTGAGTGATGTGGTCATATCAAAGGTGGTGGGGCTTGATATATCCCCGGTGTCCATGAATATGGCCCGCTTGTTTCCGCATATCACCCGGTTCTGCACTGCCAGCCAGTGAATGCGGGTTCCGTACATGTCATTCTCCTCAAGCTCAAAGGCGTGGGAGGATTGCAGGTCATAGTTGTACCACTCATAGTACCCGCTGGTGCTTGGGTTTCCGGTGGGTGATGCAACCTTAGTGAACACTGCCACTCCATCCACAAAGCTCCTGGTGTAGTAGTTCTTGCCGGACACTACAGAAGTGTCTGTGGAAGGTGTGTATATGCTGTCGTACAGCGTGAAGTCATTGTACCGGTCCGCACCATCCGGCACCCGGCTTGCCCATATCGTGGTTGGGTGGTTGTCCGTGCCACCAAAGAAAAGGCGGCCACCTTTGAAACATAAGGAAGCCGGATAATTCCCGGCGGTGTCAAACTGCCTGGATCTGTCGGCATCCTCTGCGGTGGTCACAAAGGTCATGTCTGTATATGCTATCGAATATACCGGCGGTGTACCAGATATTGTTATTGTCAAAGTCTTGGGCTTGTAGCCCCTGTGGACCAGGTAAAGCACTCCCTTGTTGGCCCGCACCTTCACCTCCTGGATCTCGTCAAAGGTCGCATAAGGTGTGGTGGTGCTGCACAGCAGATCCACAAGGTCTGTGGTGTAAAGGTATGTGCCGTTGGTGTTCATGGCCAGGATGTAGCTTGCCTCGCCTGTGTAGAACTCAAACAGCCTGGTCCTCAAAGTGGGGTCCGGGGAGGCAAAGTATATAGTGCCGTTACGCTTGCGGAAGCCTCCTGCCTGGTCCGGCAGCACATTCCGCATCTCACGCACACCCGCTGCGTATACCTCGCTCCCCACCTGGCCCCCGAAAAAAGGAGAGATCTCACCATACTGGAATGAGGCCTTGAGTACAGAATAATCACTCATCTTTCCTCACTCCACCACTTCTCGCCTGCGGTGTCACCTGCTCCCTGGTTGTCACGCTTCACGCTCTCCACCAGTGCCGTCTGGTATTCCTGGTAAAGCCTCATGGTAAGGTTGTCGCTGGCTGTGGTTATCTCCGCCATCTTGTAGGCAAGGAGATATTCAATAGCCTGCTGCACTGCCGGGGTAAGGCTCTCCGGTGATGGCGGGAGGGCTGTATACACTATACCCAGCTCCTCCTCATCAGAAAGTATCTGGCCACCCTCCATGCTGTAGGCTGTCTTGTCCAGCTTCACATCCCCGCTCCATGCCTCGATAAGGGAGCAGAAATCGGAAGGAAGCTGGTAGGCGTACTTATATCCGAAAGCCGGGCTGTCAACCAGCGGCGCAAGTGTGCTTCTGCTCCTGGCGCATCTGTAAGGGTGGTATGCCAGCACTTCCTGCACTGCTGCCGGAAGCTGTATGTTGAGGTTCTGCGCTGCCTCTCCTGCGCTGTCAAACTCCTGTATAGGCTCTGATCCTATTAGGTTCAATGCCCTGTTGGCTATCTTAAGCCACTCTCTCGGATAAGTGAGGTTCATTTCTTGGTTCCTTTCTTGGCAGTTTTCTTAGGTGCTTCCTTCACAGGCTCTGCCTTAGCCTCGGTCTTTGGCTCTGCCTTTGGCATCTCCTTCTTGGGTGCCTCTGCCACAGGGTCAGCCACGTCTGCATAGTCGGCAGCGTTCTCAACGTCTGCGGTATCTCCAGGCTCCCGGAGCTTGCCTTTGGAAAAGCAATGCACTTTGTAAATGATTTTCATTCCACGCTCCTAAAACAAAGGGGAGGAGGTCATCCCCCTCCCCTACCGGTTTATCTGAACTCGAACCAGGAATCAATGTCCTGTGCATCCAGTGTGCCGGAGCTGTCTGGGTAAACAGCCAGCTTCACATACCTCTCCACGCCCTTTGGAAGCGGCACAGTGAAAATATCACCAGCCTTGCCGGTGGTGATAGCTGCACCACTGTCAACAGCCTTAGTAAAGGTGTTGTTGTCGCTGGAGTGCCATACCTCAAACACATAGGTGTCACCGGAAGCAACATCCTCACCAAGCTGGAAGCATGCGTACAGTCCGTTCACATCACCCAGGTTGGATTTTGCGCCGTGGTCCAGAACATCTGTGGAATATGCTCTTGTCTGCTTTGTAGCAGCTGCAATAACGCCAGGAATAAGTAACTTATCTCTCATAGCGCACCCCCTTAGATTGCATCCTCTGTTGAAAGGATAGCCTCCTCAATCATCACTGGAATGCCAGCAACTCTTGCGATAGGCCCGAACCCTTCATAGTCCATGATGGAATAAGCCATGTTGGACTTGTTCCATGCCTCTTTCTCGATCTGTGCGTGAACATCCCGGTTACAGAATGCCACTGCATCACGGCCCATTGATGGCAGCTTGTTCTTCATTTCAATGAACTGTGCTGCTGTGAATGGTGCAGATCCTGTGATGCTTCCCATTCTCATAAGTGCGTTCTTCCGCTTTACTTGGATTCCTCCCCACATTTTGTAGTGGCGAACCCATGCCTGCATCTGTCCGCTTCCGTCTGGTGCGTTCACTCTCTGGAGGCCTTCATCAACACTTGAGAAGCCTGGCTGTGCGTTCTTTGGGTATCTGATGTTGAAGCCATTAGCACCGAACTCAAACAGCCACAGGGAGGTACAAGCGTTTCCAGAACCACCTGCATCAAAGGTGTTCTCGGTGTTTGGAGTGTCCCTTCTCTTTGCAAGTCCTATGAAGGAATCTGCATCACCTGCACCATAGAAAAGCTGCTCAAGCCAGCCCGCAATGAAGCCCTCCAGGTTGGAGGCATCTTCTGCGTCTCTGGTCGCAATCTTGTCCTCTACGATCTCAAGGATGCGCTTGTCCACCTGGCTCTCTGCCTCATACAGGAACACGCCAGCTCTCTGAACATCAGAACCGGATGAGATCAGCGGGATGGCGGTATTGGCCTTGCCCCATGAACCCTTGCCCAGTCTGTTTGCCTCTGTCCACTCGTGGAATACGCCGTGGTTTGCAGGAAGGAAGTCAAGGAAGTTGAGAATATCATGCTTCTTTAACATGTCCCCCAGGAACTCTGCCGTATTGGTGAACCCTGCTTTGCGCTGGGCTTCAACAATATTCATCGGCTTGTAACTAAGAATTGTAGCCATATTGTCTACCCTCTTGAATTAAGATTTGCGCTTAGCTTACTGTCCCCTCTATCTGTTCTCCCGCCGCAAAATAGCTTCCGGGATAGTCCTTCAAGGTCCGTTTTCACTCTGCCTATTTTTTACCCTCTGACAGAGGGTTTTTATTGCAATACTCTATGAAGTCCTTTGAATACTCCTTATCAAAGGCTCCTGTCACGCCGCCCTGGTCCGGTTTCTTGTCCTCGCCAGGCTCCGGCTTCTTGGCCATGTCGGTTATGAAGTCATCAAGCAGCCCCATATCACTCCCCCACAGCCTTGAGGAAGTCCTCTGAATAGTTGTCAAAGGCTCCTCCGTGGTTGTTCTTTGGCGGCTCTCCGCCTTTGCCCTGTATGAACTGGCCCGGTGAATTGCTCTTGATGTAGCCTGCCAGCTTGTGCATGAACTCCGCATCATATACCAGTCCGCTGTCTATCAGCTTCTGGCCTATGCCCTGCTCCTGGGTCCACTTTGTCACCACAGCCAGCTCACCCTTGATGGCCTTATCCCTCTCGGTGGCCTCCGGGTACTCCGCCTCAAGCAGCTTGTTGTATGCAGGCTCAAAGCTGTCCTTCACCTTCTGTGCCTGGGCCTCGTTGATCTGTGACACTGCCTTGTAAAGTGCCACCTGGCTCTGCCACATATTGGCTGCCTGTTTCTTGGAAAGTGCGCTCTTGTGTGCAGCTGCCATGAAGATCTCTTTGGATTTCTTGATGGCCTCCGGGTCAAGGTCATAGTCTGACAGCGCATAGTCCTCCGCCTTCTCCGGTACACCCAGTCTGGTGAAGAATGCCTTTACCTCCTCATCAGTGCTGTCCTTTGTAGGCAGGTGAAGTGCTGTCTTGCGCTCGTCATCAGCCTTTATGAACTCGTTGGCCAGGTCTGCGATGGTCTTGAAGGTGCTTATTCTCCCGGCCTTCTCCTTGTCCTCCCGCAATTCCTTTGGGAGCTGTGAAAGCCATGCAGGCACTTCCGGTTTCTGCTCTGGCTGCGCCTCCGGCTGTGCAGGCTGTGCGGCCTGCTGTGCCTCCGGCTCTGCTGTAGGGATAACGCCATCTATCCCTTTGTCCGCTTCAAAATATATTTTCAAATCCTTTCCTCCTGGATTAAATCCCTGTCGGTGGCACAGTCGCACATCTTCTCAATAAGCTCCATCCAGGCCTCCGGTGTGTTGATTCCCACGTCATGCAGGAGCCTGTTGGCAAAGGCTATGTACTCCGGCTTTATCTGTGCCGGATCTGTCTCAAAGTAGCCCAGGTTGTTCAAGATATTGAAAAGCACTATCCTGCCGTCTGTACTCTTGGTGAACACCCTCTGGAACATGTGCCGTGTATCTAATCTGCTATCTGGCATTGATCATTGCCTCCGCTGCGCTGCCCTGCTCCGGTGCCTTGCTGGTGTCCCGGTAGGTCTCGGCATTCAGCTTGGTCTGTGCCATCTGCTGCGCTATGGCCTCCTGCTGCTGCCTCTGCTGCTGCACTGCCGCTGTAAGTTTGCGGTAGGTCTCCTCGTCAAGGAGTATCTGCTTGTCAACGTTGTAGCCCTTTGCGATAAGGTCCACAGTCTTGTCCCAGTCAATCTTCATAAGGATGTCCGGGTGTGCCTGTGCGAGCTGGAGTATCTGCCCCAGGGCCTTCATTGGGTTCTCTGTGGCATGGCTTAACTTCTGGATAAGGAACATTGGGCTTATGAAGTCCACCTTGAGGTCCTTCTCCGCAATGCTCTTTATGCTCTCCGGCAGCTCGTCAAGCCGTCTGTTGTCAAGCTCGTTCTGGTAAACAAACTCAATAACCGGCTCCAGGAACTCATCAGCAAGCCTGTTGAAGAATGCAGCCATGATATTGCTCTGCTCGGTCATCAGTGCCGCAACCTCTGTGGCTGTCTTTGTCTTGTCCACGGACCGGGAAAGCATTAGGAAGAAGTTGGTGTAATAGGCATCCTGGATGCTCTTTCTCACCCGCTCCCGCTCAACCTCTGTAAAGGAAAGGTCCCCGGTAACGTTCACCGGTGCAAAGTCCTGGCCTGCCTTGAGGTCTGTTATGCCTGCCGGAAGAAGGTTTATCACCAGTCCTTCTGTTCTCTTTATTGGCGGGCTTGCGATAAGCTGTGATTTCTGCAATATGTTCTTTGACAGAATGTTTGCAGTGATGATATTGCTTAACTGCATGAGGCCAGGCCCCTGGGTGCCGTATGCGCTTCCCTCCGGATCCCGGTTCCACCTCCAGGCCACAAAAGGCTTGGTTGTGTATCTCTCCTCACGCACAGTCTTGTCCGGCTGCAATTCACACCAGTAGACAGATATGAATGCACCTTTGCCCTTCACATCCTTCATCTTGAACCTGGTAGCAGGACCCACATACTGGCAGAACTTCCACTTTTTGGTGTAGTCCTCGCTCTCCACCAGTGTCTTTGGCAGGTTCTTTTCTCCAAACTCTGCCACGGCATCATCCCTGGTAAGCCATATATCCCGGAAAAGGGTGTCCGCCTTGCCGTGCCGGTTGTTCATAAGCCAGCAGTCCTTTGGATGGATCATTGAGAAGTAAGGCATGCCCTCCTCCACATCATCACCCATCCACATAACAGCGGTTGAGAAGTCTGCACCCATCCTCACAAGCTGCCGTGCCTCATCATAGAAGTTGCTTCTGTTGAGCTGGCGGTAGATCTTCTCCTCCGCACCGGCAAGCCACTTGGAGGCTTCCTTGTCCTTGTTTATGTCATCTTCCTCAAACAGCATGTTGAACCATGCGATGGAGCGGCCAAAGCATGTACCCATGAGGCCGTCTGCCATGAGGTTTGAGCTTTCGTTGGCTGTGTTGTCGAACACATCAGCGGTCTCGTCAAGCCGCTTTGTACCAGGTGCCTCGTGTCCCCAGTCACCATAGGATGAAGACATGTTGCGGGCAATCTGCTTCCACTTCTGGACAAAGGGTTCCTTCTCGGTCTCAAGCTGTGATTTGGTCCTCTGCAATTTAAGCAGTGATTCTTTGCTTATCATGCCTTAAGTGTGTCAAGTACCGGCGCAAAAAAAAATGGCCGATATGTCACTTTTGCGGGCGGATGTGCCACTTTTGTGTCACTTTTGGGATATTTTCACAGAAATTTATCAGAAATTGTAGTTTTTCAAGGGGTTCCAGTCGTATGTCTTGTTGGCTTTGGTCACAGGCTTCTCATACTCCCTGGCCTCCTGCTCGTTGAACTTGGCCCACCAGCAGTATATGAGGAATGTTGCCACCAGGTCATCATGCTGCGCCTCGGCATCGTTGCCATACTGTATATGGCCTTTCTCGTTCACCTTGCCCTGGAAGTGCATGAGCTGGTTCTTGAACTTCTCCTCAAAGGGTATGCCCTCCGCTATCCTTATGCGGTTCTGCTCCATCATCACCTTTGCGGCATCTATCATGTCCACCTTCGGCACACTCCAGCCTCTCTGGATCTTCATATCCATGCCGGAACCAAACCTCCGGTCTGTGTCACCCATATAAAGCGGCTGCGGCTTTATGCCACCACTGAACACTATCTCCAGGAGTGAAAGCCCCTTTGCCCTGGCAAGGTCCGCTATGGCCTGGCCCACTCCGGTGCCATCAAGGAGAAGGTCATGGTTGTTCTTAAGTGTCTCGCTCTCGGCAAGCCGGTACACCCGCTCCACCTGCTCGGTGTACGGCACCTGCTCCCATAGTGTCTGCCATATAAGGTCGCTGTAGGTGAACATCCTCTGGTTCACGTTGTCCTTGCCCACAAAGTCCGGGGTCCTCCGGTATATCTGTATGGCGGATGCGTCATTGTTCTTGGCTATATCCCATATCACAGCGTATTCTTTCATCATTCCTCCATGAAGGAGAAGTCAATGCTACTGGGCTTCGCCTTCTTGATCTCGGTTGTCTCTGCCGGTGCCTTGCTGTTGAACATCCGGTCTATCTCGGCATAAGAGAACACATTGGCCTCCGCCTCCACAAACTCACAGCAATACTCCTGCTTATATTTACGTATTCCCATATCGTAAAGATTCTCAAGCTGCTCGTCATAGTTCCGGTGTCTGGGGGAGAACCATGCCTTTATGCCGTGCTTTGCCCGCTCCTCCTGATAGGCTTTCTCATCACCATCCATATAAGGCACCAGGTCAAGGCCGTGCGGTGTCTCAACCGGCTCCCAGGGGCTGCGGATCTCATAACGCTCCCAGGGGTCCTTCGGTCTCGGATTGCAGAATATGTCAAAGAAAAAGCCGTGCTTGCCGTGCGGTGTGGATAGAAGGATAAGCCTGCCTGGGTTATCGGTGAACATAGGCTTTACAACCTCGGCATAGATAAGGTCATCAATCTGGCTGGCCTCATCCAGAATAACCACATTGGGCTTTGATTTACCTCTTGCGCTCTGTGTGGCCGGAACTACCCTTATCTTGCTCTTGGTCTCTGTCACCTTCACGTGGGTTGCTGCCGGCGGGTCATGCTGCGGGTAGGTGTTGTCGCTCAAAATGAACTCCTGCACCTTCTCCATGTCATCCTGGCTCTGGCTCTCGGTGGGTGCAAGCACTATTGAAAGGCTCTTTTCCGTATACTTAGCGGTCCAGCATGGCACTGTGGATGTGATTGTACTTTTCCCGCTCTGCCGTGCGGCGTTTATGATGATGCGCCTGCCATCTGATTCCAGGATGGCATCCTGCCAGGGGAACGGATTGAAGCCCAGGAGCCTCACATACTTCTGCCGTGACAGTCCGCCTATATAATAATCTATATAGGAGCCTTGATTATCTAAGTTGCTCAAAGGCTCTGATGATGATTGCATTATCTACCCCTGCCTCCTGGATAACCTGCTGGATCTTCGCAAGTATGATTGCCGGTCTGTTCTGCGCTTCTGCCGCCTCCTTCATGTTGCCGGTTATCTGCGCCCACACCTGTAGGTTGCCCTGCATGCTCTTTGAGGTGTCATTGAGTATCTTGCTTAGTGCCAAAGCCCGGTCAATGTTCTTTAGGTTGTATTTGCCATCCTCCCGGCCCTGGCGCAATTCCTCATCCACTGTCTCAAGCATCTTGTTAAGCCTGGTGATGTTGCTCTCAATCTGGGTGGCATAGTCCACGGCCATTTCCCTTCGCTCCTTGAAAAAGTCATCAGCGGCCCTTTTTATTAAATCATGCTTAAATCTATTTATACATGAGCGTGCAAGCCCACAATATTCCGATATGTCCTTCTCACATACTCCGTTCTTGAGGTCATTCACAATGCGCTCCTGCATTGCTTTATCCAGGTCATACACGGAAAAGCGGCGGCCCATCGTCAAGCCCTCCTGTTCCAGGCCTCAATAACCTGTTTTCGTGCTTCATCATAATCTTCCGTAAGGTTCGGGTTCCGGATGTTGGCATGGCAAGTGCAGCATTCAATTGTGGCCCATTCGGATGCTTCGTAGTCATTTCTTGTGATTTGCAGATAAACACCACCACAGAATGGGCATGGCTTAAGCTCGCTTGTGAAGTGTCTTTCCATCAGAATGCCTCCCACCATGTCACCCGGTCAATCTCGCTTGATGTCGGATAAATGCCCGGAATTGTCACGCTCGGCATCCCGGCGAACACATAACAGTAGTCACGCCCGGCCCTGCGCATTATCCTTGCCCTGTATCTCTTGCCATTCTTGCCCACCACGTCAAAGGTGTCATCACTTAGGCATGCGCTGCTCCGGCTTGCCTCTATAGCTCTGGTGCTGTCACTGTATCTCATTTCTTCTTCCCCTTCTTCTGCTCTTTATCCCACAGCTCCTTATAGGCCTTAAGCCCGGTCACGGCATCAAGCACGTCATTGAAAAGAGTGTGGAATGAATAGGCATAGATCTCATCATTAAGCTCCAGGAATATATGCTCCTTGTCATCTGCGGCGGCCATTATGCTCATAAAAAGGTGCCAGCACTCATGCACCACCTCATCCGGGCATACAAGCCCATTGAACCAGATTCCAAAGATATTGCCGTCTTTGGGCTGTCCGTAAACTCCGGCCACGGCATCCTCCCGGAAGCCCTCCGGCGCACAGTCCGTAAGCATCACGCAAACCCTGGCGGATAAGAAGTCAATGTACTTCCTGCCTAAAACTCCGTGCCTCTCCTTCATTCTTCCTCCACCACAGCCAGTATGCTGCTCTCCGGGATAAGGTAAAGCACCTTGTCATCAGCCTTGATCTCGGTGGCATCGGCAGTAGGGTAAAGCACCACGCCTTCCTTTAGGTTGGCATTCTCACCTGCCTCCACTATCCTGGCCTTAGTCACCTCGCTGTGCTTGGCCTCCGGGATATACAGCCCGCCCTTTGTTTTCTGCTCCTCCACTTTCTCCAGCAGCATGTAGTCTGCTCTCGGCACAATCTTCATAGCCCCTCCTCTGTATTGTCTCTCGTATTTAGGTGCGGCCTTTCTGATGATGCGGATCCTCTCCAGCACTCTCCCCTGCCGCTCAATGGTCTCTTTTCTGGTCATCCAGGGACACTGCACCGGTATGTCATATTCCCTGCCCTGCTCGTCTGCCTGCGTTGTATGCAGCAGCCACTTTATCCTCTGCACGGAAAGCCCCAGCTGTCTGGAGCATTCCGATATGGAGTGATAAAACTCAATAAGCCCTGCCTTTGTGTAAACAAGCACAGGGCAATGCCTGGTTGCGTACCGGTCTATCGCCATCTGCCCCTCCCCATTATCCATTTATCAACCCAGTAGAATATTGCCCCTCCTATAAGGTTGGCAGTTATCGTTGCCACCAAAGGGCTTGCATCGGCCAGCCACCACAGGCATGCAAACAGCACCGGTGTGGAAAGCTGCCACCTTATCAGATAAAGCAGGAACCTCATCAGTTTATCCTCAGAAGCTCATAGAGCTTGTCGATAAAGAACTGCGCCCGCTTCTCATCAGTGAAGGTCCCCAGGGAATACACCCTGTTGCCTTCCATCACGCATATTGCAGGCTTCTTCCGGTCCGGGAATGTTGAGTAACCTATAAAAAGGCCCTTTTCCTCGTTCTTTATCCCGGTCATTTCTTCACTCCGCAAGGTGTTCCATCCAGGAAGGTGTAGCAGTCAAGAAGCCCCTGCATGTCACCCGCTGTATTCTCGGTGTAATACATATCCTTGCCGTATGATAATATCAGCTCCTTATCTCCGGTTGCTTTGTTCTTTACCCAGATAAAAGGCATGAAAAAGGCATAGTCATACGGCAGTATATGTGCAATCTTCATAAATACCTCAACCAGCTCCTTTGTATTCTTAAACGGCCTGTACTCAACCTTCTGCACCAGATAGGCCA